ATATCAACTGTATTGCTAAAAGTTGAAACGCCAGCAACTACAAGTTCATCTAGGTCAGTCTGTCCATCTACATCTAATCCTGCATCAATGTCAACAGCAGCATTAAATGTTGATACGCCGGAAAAGACTTGAAGTCCTGCGGCATATGTTGCAATACCAATGAAAGTTGATACACCGGTAATTTTTAAATCAGTAAATTTATTTGGAGCTACTTCAATTGCTGCCTCAATAGTTGCTGTGGTGGTGGCATCTAAAGAAGCAATATTTTGAAGTTCTCTTCCACTACTAATTACTTGTGTTGCACCAATATTGAGAGATGCTACACTGGTAATTCCAGAGACATTTAATCCTCTTAAAATATCAACAGCAGCATTTATATCAAGTTCATTTGAGAAAGTTGCAATACCAACAACATTTAATCCGGCAGCAAAATTTGCATTTTTTCCTACTGCAAAACCACCACTAACAATTACTGCACCAGTTACAGTTGATTCTGATTGAGTGCTTCCAGAAAATGTTACTATTCCTACTGAATTTGTTCCACCAGTAAATTCGTATCCCTCTGTTGAATCGAGAGTACGACTCATGAAGAATTTATTATCTGTAGCATCCCAGATTAATAAATTACCATCTGTCTGAGATGTTGAATCAACGTCAGTTAGATTGAGTAATCTTGATGGTGGCGCAGAAGCATTGGATAATACGCGAATTACGTTTTGTGATCCAATTCTATCGTTTATGCTTGGCATTACCTAGTGACTCCGGCTCTTACTAATGCTGACCCTTCAACAGCTTTATATTCTTTTCCGGCACTAGTTATTTTTACATCATATACATATCTTCCTGCTTTTAGTCCTACTGTTTGCGAAGATGTTAGAGATATTGAAATAATCCCATTAACATCGTCAGAGACTGTAGAAGCAAAGGAAACGGCACTTGCACTAGTGTAACTTTTTCTCAACATGCCTTCTGTCGCAGCACCGGTTAAAACCAATGGGGTGTTTGTTCTGGTATCTTCTAACTGAAAAGAAGTATCAAAGTCGAAACCTTGTTCAATCGTGATGTTAGATACAAATACTGCCATTATTCAAAAAATTATGCTATCTTATCTTTAGATATTTATATTCTCAGAATTCATCAATAAATTTCTAAGAAGAGATTTTATCTCGTTAATATCATTTTTCATTTCAGAGATTTCTCTTTTTTGGAGATTTCTTTGTTCCAAAGAACTTACATACTGATTATATGCCATAGAATCGCAATTGATTATGGCACCACTTTTCTCATCTCGGTATAAGTTTTGATATCCATCTACTCTAATCATCTTATTGCTATAGTCCTCAATTCTTTAATTCTTGGTGGATATGCTTGATTTGTTCCAGACATCACAATCTTAATTGTATATCCCGAGAACAATGGAAGTTCATTTGCAGTAAATTCATACTCTAAGAATTGATTACTCATACTTCCTGGAACAAATCTGTCGGGTAATCCACTATTATTTGCATCATCAACCACAGCATACCCATCTTCATCGGTATATGTTAAATTATCATATCCGGGGAATAATTCAAATGTTTGACTAATTTCTCCAGAATCTGCTTTTATTAAGTTATAGAGAACTCTAAAGTCTGCAGACTCGTCTCTATATGCACTTAAAATAACTTTTAACGATGTTGCTGGATTTGATAAATCTACAGTATTAGAAACATATATAGCAGCATGTGGATCATCAAAAATAGAATTTACCCTTCCATCAGATGGATAATCAGAAATTGGTTTATCAAAACGACTTGACCTAAATTCTGTAGATGCAAGGTCAAGATTTATCATAGGAGAAAGATTTGCATCATTGGAATTTAAAGTTATTCCAGTAGTGAATGATTTACTTCTTGGAAGATTTGAAAGATAAGTTGTTTCATTTATTTTGGAACAAAGTAATTTTGGAGTAAAGAAATTATTTAATACGTTTATTCCAACAGGAACGAATCCTTCATCATTAAAAGATCCTTCCGAACCATTAACACTAGTTCCGCTAATAGTTCTTATAGTTCCTGTCACAGATGTAGTTGATCCGGGAGTAATAATATCGTATGTTGGAATTATAGAAGTGTATAGAATGTTTTCCGATGCCCTAGAGTTTGCTCCTCCTGTAGATGCCTCATTAGAGAAATTGAGTTGTGGCATTCCTGTCGGTGTACCATCAGTATCCCTATCAATACCATTTGCCGAAACATCAATAGCAACATGGTAATGATCCAATCCAATTGGTTCGGCAACACTATGAGTGTTATTAATTCTTCTTAAAGAAATTCCATTGAGTTCATATTTATAGACTATAGAATCTTTATCATGCAGTTCTGTAATGGTAGAATCAATTGATCTTCCATCAGCAGCAATTAGAAGTTGTCCAGAACCCAAACTAGTATAAGAAATAATTTCATTGCCAATTTTTACATATCCAGGATTTGATGCACTAACATCCACACCTTCAAACGTGGTAAAGTTACTAGTGCTTGCAACACTAATTGTTGACACTTCACTAACTGACACTGCAGCAGATAATGTTGTGGGTTCAATACTAGATTGAATATCACTAAGTGTTACTTTGTTTGTATTGGAATACATTCCATGATTGAAATGATCAACTTTTATATAGTTGCCAGAGTTAACTCCACCACTTCCAGATACAGATGTTATAGTTGTTGATGGTAATGCAGTTAATACTCCATTATCTGCAAAGTAACTGACTCCTGCACCTACAGTAAATGCCTTACCAGAAGAACCAAATTCGCCCTGAATATTGGAAAGATATAATGTATCAACATCAGTTGATACTCCAGCAACAGTTATTCTTGCTTCTTTACCAGTCTGTTTAGAAACAGTTGATGTTACAATTCCAACTACATCACCGACTTTGTAACCGGCACCTGTTCCTGTAGTAACAACGGAAATGCCGGTAATTGATCCTGTATTAGCATTAATACCAGTAATATTAAGTTTCAATCCAGACCCACTACCAACAACGTTGAAAGTATCGACAGAAGTATCTGTAACATATCCAGATCCACCTGTAATAGTTGTCACAGTCGCATTCGTTACAGAACTTCCTCTACCTACAACGATGGCAGATCCTCCAGTATTACTATTACCGGCAAGTTTTCTACCTGTGGTCAGAATACCAAGTGTAGTGGGATCACCACCAGAAATAATATCCGTTTTAATAGAACCGGTTTTTGGTAAAGTTCTAATAGGATCAATACTCAATTTTGAAATATATCCATTACTCTTATCTAAATCTGGATTATAGAAGAATGCAGTTCCTGTTTGTGAACTAAATTGTGCCTTGTAAAGTCTAAATTTAAGATCCTGGAATTGATTTGGAGTCCAAATAGATCCATTTTGAGACTTAAATAAACTTCCTAAAGCAAATTGCTTTGAATATACTGCACTTTCTGCATTGGAATTTGGTGGAAGAGAAGATTCAGATACAGATTTTTCTCCCATAGTGGCAGTCCATACTTCATATTCATCACTAGTTTCTGCCAAGAGAACAACAGCATATTCTTTTCCGGGTGGTAAGAAGATTGGTTCGGGGAATGTTACTTTTGTAGCAACATCTCCAGTACTGGACACCTGAATATTTTTAACAATATTTCCAGCAGAATCCACAGTTGTTGGTTTTATTGTAACAGTTTTTCCTAAAACAGTTCTAGTTGGGAATCCCAATTCTGTGGTTCTAATTTGAACTTTAACTGGAGCATTTCCTTCATCTATTTTGGCAAAGAAAATATCAACAGCAGTTAAGAATGCTCCATTTATATCATCACTAGTATCAATATCTGATGGTGCTTCAACATTTCCTCCAACTACAAATGTTTGTGCCAACGGATCACCATACTCTTCAACTACAGTATTAGTAATTTGATTTACACCGAGAGAAGCAGAAGCAAAAGCATTTACTTGCAGATTGGTTACATTTGTAGTTGTAAGATTTTGTGTATTTGTGGTTACTTCATTCTGCCACTGATTCAAAGTTCCTATAGAAGTATAATTTGTTTCTGCAAAAGAAACTGAATTACTTCCAGGAAGACCCGGATCATTTGTGACATTGGATGTAATTTTAAAAGTTTTTGTTCCTGTCTGCAATCTTACTGAGGGAACTGGAATCTGATGGGGATTTCTGAGGAAGAAAGATCCTATTAAATCTCCATAGTTATCGGAAATCAATCTAAGATCTTTTACATATGCAATTGCGCCACTAGTTTGACCAACTAATTTCATTCCCTGTATAATATAACCAGAATATAATCCCTGTGCTTCTTCGGATAAAGAAGCTGTATCAACATTGAGAATCTTGGAAGATTGACTATATGTTGAAGGTATAGATTCTGAGGTTACATATGGATTTACATTAAATACTGATGATGGATTATTAAATGATCCGTACTTATGATTTGGTGTAGCAACTCTGAATGAAATAGATGGACCAATTCCACCTACACCAATAGCAGATCCAACTACTGTTTCTCCAATTACGAAAGAACCATTAGATGTTCCGTAAGTTGCTAGAGATGGGCTATTTGCAATTTCAATCAATTTGGGAATAAAATCAACTCCGCTATTGCCATCAACAAATTGATAGAATCTTGTAGATGGTTTAATATTACTGACTTCAAATTCAGTATTTCTGGATCTCATGAATACTTCATCACCTGCCGATATCAATTCATTTCTAGTATCAACATCGTCAAAACTTATAGTATCAACACTAACACTTTGAGAATTACTTGTGCTACTAGCACTTAAATTAGAACTCTGACTCTGAACTTGCCTTCTTATTCTACTACTAAGAAGTACTCCTCTACCACGTCGTATTGTTCCGCCATCGCTAGTGACATTGAAATTAGCAGACCCTAAATTTAAATTTACTGAACTTGTTAGATTTTGTGTAAGAGTTCTAGATTGATTAGATGTAATATTAATATTTCTATCGGGGAGTTGAATAGTTCTTACCCAATTATCAACAGCAGGACTTAACTGAATATCTCCAGTATATACAATGACATTAAATGGATTTACATTTTCTACTGTTGTTGCTATTGGTTGTTCGATCCAACCTATTTCATCATATTTTAATGTCACCGAATTTCCAGTTTTCTGAACATTAGGATCTAATAGTTCAAAATTATCCGACAAATCTATAACTTGAGGAGTTAATAGTTGAGTAGGTGCAATCTGAGATTTAACTGAATTTCTACTGATAATTGGTGCTAATTCTTCTGCTGTTGGATTAACCTCTATTGAAGATAGTACGTTGTCTATTAATGAATAATTTTTAAAATCGTCAACAAAAAATCCACTCTTAAATCTATTTTTTCCTTCGGCATCTTGAATTTGTAGAGTCTGTGCATTTAATTCAAGAAGAGATAATGAAGTTATTTTTTCCAAATTTTGAACTCTATCTTCAATAAATCCAATATCTCTCATAGTAAATCTTCTATTATCAATCAAACTGATCGATGCCTTCTGTGGATTATACAGATATGGTGGAAGATTAATGGTGGCAATTTCTAATAAAGCATCATTTTTTGTTGGTGCTTTTGGATATTTTGCAGATATACCTTTTTCAACTATAAAAGTTCCATATCTATCAATGTATAGTTTATCAATTCGTGGAAGATAAAAATCATATCCTATAATAGATCCTTCTCCGGGTGCCATTAAAAGTTTTGGAACAGAATCAAAATCTCTAGAAGCAAAATCAAATGGAGATATTTTAGTTGATCCTCCTGAAGTTGCCGGGTCAAAAACAGAAACTCTTGGACGGAAATCAAGTGTATCTGATGCTCTTACTTTATATGGGCCAATATTGGGTATATCTTTTTCAAATCTTTCTTCATCATAACTTAAGACTGTGAATGCATCTCCATTATCATCAGATGGAACTGAATAATAATCAAATACAATTAATAATCTATGAGTTGGTTCTGGAACACCTCCATTTCTAATAATTTTAGAATAGTCGTAATATTGTTCTTTTTGACCTTTATCTAATTTATATAATTGAGTTACATTTTTATAACTTCCTAATGTAATAGTTTCAATTTCTGTAATTATATTAGATTCCTCAAAAGTAACTGTTTCGCCAACATTAAAAGTATCGTCTGTTAGATAAACTATTTCCAAATTATTTGCTGATGGCGAAGAAACCACTCTAGCAACTGCATTACTTGAACCTCCTACAATATTTTCGCCAATTATTGCATTTGTTTGAACGCTAGCAGTGGAGGTAAATTGTATTTTATCTAAAGTTGGATTTGAAGATCCCAAAGATTCGTAAATTGATATAACTTTTGCAACATCTGGATAGTTTAGAGAAATTTCTTCATCCTGAACTCTTAATCCATATTGAGTGTTAAAATTAAGTCCATCATTATTTGTTGTATTAATGCCAACACCAGATTGTTGATACTTAGATCTAGTTACGGTAAGTTGTTGACTTCTTGTATATTCCTTTATTTTACTCTGAACACCAAATTTATTGAGAGTTGCATTTACGATAACACTAGATTGACTTCCCCTCAATCCTTTAATTGTTACGACATTATTTACTAAATTAAAAGTATCACTAGTAACTGTTCCTGCTATACCAGTTGAGTAATGAACGCTATATCTTTCCTGATCAAAAGTTGCAAATGACGCACTGGTTATTCCGGAAACACTGGAAAGATCAAATGTCATTTCTCCAGCAGCACTTGTCTCTTCTCCTGTAATTTGTTCAACAACTGTGAAGGTTGAGTTTAAAAGATTGACGGAAGAAATATTAGAATCTGGCAACTCAGTATAAAGATATCCATCATCTACGTTTATAATTGGACCACGAGCGAATGGTGTAACTAAAATACTTTCATTAAGTGTTCCGGAAGGTAACTTACCATCATAAATACCAGTTTTTCCAGCACCAGCATTGATTGGACTTAGTTCTATAGAAAGTTTATCTGCAGAGATAGAAGAAACTCTATTAAAAGTTTCAGTACTAGATCCTGGTTTTTGATATGAAATAAGAGTATCAGTTCTTATTCCACTGAATACTTTTCCTGTTATTGCGACTGTCGTAACACCAGTATTTCCTAAATTGCCTACTAATGGAATGGATATTTGCGATATTCCATTAGGCATACTAAATTTTTCAAGAATTGAATCTGCCGTAAATAACGGAAACCCATCACCAGCTGCTTGCCTTACTGATTTAATATTTTGAGTTCCAAATTGTATGAAATCAAGGATTGTTCTTGGGAAATCAACTCCATTAACAGTTATTTGCTCTCCTTTAGCAAAAGTACCAGAAGTTTGTCTCAATAAAAGACCCACAGAAGTGCCTGTAGCAGCATCAACAAGAAATCCGCTAGCACCACTACTCTTACCCTTAATATAAGATCCATCGGGCATGTCAGTGGCATCTACACTCTGATTGAGCGACAGTTTGGTATATGTTTGAATATCATACAATCTCAAATCATATTTTGTTTCTACACCAGAATATGCAGCATCTGTAAGATTAAAAGTATATACTCTAGCATCACCTATTACTGCTTCTGTATCACCTACTTTCCTATTTAATAGTTGGATTGTTTTTTTATTTTGAGGAACACCAGTGACATTATTTAATCTAAGTAGATTCCCCATTTGAAATGGAACTGTAACATTGGATATAGATTCAGTATCTCTTGGTTTATCAACATCGATTATAGTAGTTCCAATTTTTTCAACATCATATCCCCTAACATATGCCTTTCCTGGAGAGATTTTTAGGCACATTAAATCATTAGAAGGAATATTTTTTCCTTCAGTCTGCTCATTAGAGAAAAATAGACCATTATTGCCAAGTCTATTATTTAATGAGTTATGAATTGATGGATCAAATGGTCTTACTGCATAATCGCCAGATTCATCATATGTTCTTTCTGCAATATAATCACGAATTTGATTATATTGAGTTTTTGTAGTAATTTTTTGAATTTTGCCGTCTTTTATTCGTAAAAGTTCAACAAAATTTGTATCATTAGTATCACTTATTAATTTTTTGGTTAAAGTTAAACCAATTTTAAATCTATCAGCACCTGGTGCAGCAAAATTTGTAAATCCCTTAGCATTATCATATAATGAATCATCATCTTTTGATCCAATGATCAATTCGTCAATTTTTAAACCAACCCTATATGATGGAGTATTTGTATAATTATCTAAAAGTATAGTTTCCTGAGAAACATTGACAAAATATCCTCTAATAAAATAAATACCTTTACCAATGGATGCTGCAGAACCAATTGCAGTAGCATCAGAAGAAATTAAAGATGCGAATTCAGTTTCGGCAGGAATAGTTGTATTTCCATACGTTATATTTTCTGTACAACTTAAAGATTCTCCATCTAAAAACGGTGTGAATTCAAACTCATTATTAGAATCAAGATATTTTACATATAAAGTTAGATATTCAAAATTATTTTCATCTGCATATTCTACACGTTGAATTTTAGCAGTAGTGCCCGATTGCTGACCAATTATTTTTTTGCCTACAAAATTTTCAATATACAATGCAACATCAATTCCACCACTAGTAGCATTGAGTTTTACTGCGTAAAACTGACCATCATAAGATATATTTCCTGGAACAACTACAGATCCTTCCTTAAATATATGACTACCAAAAGACTCCACCTGACCTTGCAGAAGAGATTGTAAGGTAGTTAATTCTCTCGCTTGAACTGGAAATCCCGGTTTAAATAAAACCTTATAAAAATTCTTTTCAGAATCATAGTCATCATAATATGGATTAATATTTAAATTTGTTTTTTGTGACATTGTTCTTTAGAATTCCAGAATAATTTTAACGTCTTCTTTTTGGCGAGAATCTCTTTGAATGAGAGGTCTATTATCAATGTAAATGATTTCCCCTGTCTTTTTATTTATCTCCGGATTTGCAAGTCCATTTGTAAAATTAACCCCCAAATCAATTTCTTTAGAATTTACGGTTGTTTTAATTCCAGAAAATCCAGTATCAATTGATCCCGTAAATGGGGAAATATTATTACCTGAAGATTCAAAAGATAATATTTTACTATTACTACTAACATTATCAATGTCAGTATGGTCTTTTGTATTTCCAAAGTATAGTGATCTATCTTGGAAATATTTTAATACTTTAGTTTCATCGTCATATGATGCAACATATCCTTTAGCAGCACCTCCACTTACCGATTGCGACATTGCCGCACCTACAACTGGAGTTGATGTAACTGAATTTAATCTTACTGCAAATAGAGATGAATATTGGTTGGCAGTATATGTTGTAGTAGATGAATATTGTTGCGGATTTTTTAATACTCCAACTTGAGTAAATTTGGTATCAATTGGAAAATCTCTATTTGAATCATCAAATCTGGCATATATTAGTATTTTATCCGTACCTAATTCCGTATAGATGTCATAACCATGACCTCTTGATGGCGGAATAATTGGTATTAAATTTGCAGGATCTGCTAATGTTCCGGAAGGTTGAAGAGAACCCAAATCAACTATTCCATAAGTATATCCAAAACCACCAGCAGTCACAGTAGCAGAAGTTATTGTTCCAGAAGAATCTACATCAATTAATACTTTGGCACCACTTCCATCACCATTAATTGCCACAATTCCAGAGGTGTAATTAGATCCACCATTAGCAACATATACTTTTTTAATCTGATTTAAGTTTATATCAGAATCACCTGCCTCTCTAATACTTTGAATTTGAGTGTCTGTTGTTGTTGACCAATCATTGGGAACTACAACATACTCGGTAGAATCAAATTTTATAATATCACTAGGAGCTACTGAAAAAAGATATTTCCAAATATATCCATCACCACTAGTTCCAGCTGCTGATGGTTCTAAATCAGTGAAAGTTGGCTCATCTTTTGATACATTTCCTTTTAAGTTAGAACCTGAAGAACCATTATCAATACAAATATAAACTCTAAAGTCACTGTTAATTACATAATAATTTGTATCATATAGTCTACTTAAATTAGAATTGGGGGCAGGATTTGAAATACTATAATCATGCCTATACATGTCATATCTAGTATTAGAAGCCCAATTAACCTTTCTTATAAGTCTTCTAACATTAGATGTTGTTACTTTTTTCCCAAATAAAGCAGTATCTCTATATTGTGAAGTAAACTGCAAATTATCTGTTGGCGTTGGAGTATTACCATTCCATTCAGCATCTGAAGTAGTTCTACCAAAACCAGATACTGGATTAGATGGATTTGGTAATCCTAAAAATACATAATAAGAATTGCTCGTATTTGCTACAGAGTCTACAAAATTATTTGCATTTGATATTCTAAATTGATCTGTTACTACCGCAGCCATATTAATAGTTTTTTAGATATTTATAAGGGAATTGTCATTATATATTTTTTGGAAGTGCCCCTCCATCCCTTAGTCCAGTACCTCTTCTCTGAATTGTTGGGAAAGTTGTCAATCCAACATCAACAGTATTTCCAGTTACCGCTATAGAAACTGGAGAACTGGATCTACTTATTCCAGCAAATCTTCCCCATGAGAATCTGCCAACAGGATTGTCCGAATTTGATGTTGTTGCAATACCAACAACTGGAGTTCCAGAATTTACATAACAAATAATGGAACCAGCAAGACCAACGTTAGATATTTCTTGAATAAAATATATATTATCTACGAAAGTTGTACCGACACCAACAACAGATAAATCATTATTAGCAACTGAAGTTACGCCATTTCCAACTGAAGTATCATAGATGTAAATTGGATATCCAACAACAAGACCATTATAATTTGATATCCCATCCAATCTATGCAAGTTAAATTGAATTGCCAGTGTTCCTATTCCCTGAGCATTTACAGTGGTAATTCCAGTAACAATACCACTAAAACCTTGAATTACATCGATACTAGATATATTCTCATAAGTCGGACTTGGAAGAGATACAATAACTTGTGGAGCAATAGTATATCCAAGTCCTGGATTATTGACCAGAATTGATGAAACTGCACCAGCAGAAATAGTTGCAGTTGCAGTTGCAGTTGTTCCGACTCCAACTCCAACTTCTGGTGGTGCAGTAATTGAAATAGTTGGAATTGAAGTATATCCACTACCACCAGATGCAATTGTATATCCAGTGATAGTTCCTGCAGTTGAGACAGTAGCTGTTATAGCAGCTGCAACTGGGTCTGTAGAACCACTTACAATTAAACCACTAAAATCACTGGCAGAATCATAATCAAACAACTCCAAATTTTCTACAAATACTTCAGTATCGCTGCTTTCTACCGTATTGATAATTTTAGCAGTCGGGAATACTTGTGCTTCTATAGAGTCTCTGGACTTATAAACAATTTCGCCATTAATAACTTTGTCTATTTTTTGTTTTGTCCATGCAAGTGGTTTGTAATTTGTTTCATCAATTCCATTACCAGAATATAGGTTTGTTTCAAATTTATCAGAGAACGATAAGTCAAATACAGTTCTCTTGTCTTGTGATATTGTGCCATTAATTGCATTATTTTTGTAAACTTGTACCAAATCTCCTCGTTTGATGGTTTGATTGATACTTGTGACCAATTGATCATCATCATTTCTAGTTCCTCTATAGAAGAAAATATCAATATTATCTTCTGGTTTAGGTGCTTCAATAAAACTGAATGAAGTTCCTCCATCAAAGAAATATGCAACTTCAGGATCTTGAATAATTCCGTTAATTACAACTAATAATGCATTAGCAAGATTTACTTGTGTTCCTTCCTGTGCTTCAAAACTTATAAGTTCATCATTATAGAAAAGTGGGAATCTAGTTCTACTAGAATCTTGATAATTTTTAATTGAATCTATGTAATCAAATTCGCCAAATTGCCATGCTCCGATTGAATCGTTATATACATCATCAACTGTCAGCAAAAATTCAGAAATTGTTGATGAAAGAGTACTATGTGTGACTAAACCAACTGGTCTAATAATATCTCCTTTTCTGAATCCATATCCATTTCTTGCAATTTTGAAGTTTGAAACTTCAAATGTATCAGAACCTATTCCACTTGTTGTTGCAGCACCTACTTCAACATCAACTAATAAACTAACACCAGTTCTTGTAGTATTACCAAATCCTAATCTAGAAATTCCTTCTATCTCAAGACCTTCATAAGTTGGTTCCGAAACAATTATTTCGGGATTTGAATATCCAGATCCCCCATCTCCAACTACGATAAGAGATAAACTTCCACCGGCTCCAACTAGAGCAGTTGCTGATACTACTGCAGCAGCACCGGTATGTCCGCTTTCATGGACACTCACACCTATTGATACTATTCCATTATATCCAGATCCAAAAGAACCACCAGTTAATGCTGTAGTAAATCCTGCTATAGAACCACCTGCACCAACTACGGCACTCACAGCAGCACCAACTAGAGGTGCATATCCAAGTCCACCAGAGGATCCTAGAGAAACAATTACTCCTCCTCTTGGTAATTGATTTGCATTATAATCAGTGCTTGACAAATACTTAGTTCCATCCGTAGAAGTTATTCCACTGAAAGTAACACTTGTTACACCTACAGTACCTTCATCATTCAATGAAAAATTATTATCTGGATTATTGAGTGTTGAAGGTGTCTGGAAAATGCCATTTATAAACAGAATACCATTACCACCAGTACTTCCAATTCCAGTAGTATTTGCTCCACCAACAGTTAATGTGAATGTTGCTCCTATTCCTGTAAATTGATCGGAAATATCATCATATATTTGATTGGTATCGTAATTATTTCTTAGATAAACTCTGCCAGTAAAATCTGCTTTTGCTGGTTCAAGATTACTTGAATCTTTTTCTGTTGAGGTATTTCCTTTCGGAGGATCTACAAAGTGAATGTTTCTACCCGAAATGTTATATGAACCTCTATAAATTCTAACTTCATCTCCAGCAGAATGAGATGTTGCTGCGGAACCAACTACTCCTCTCTTGACTTCGACCAAAGATGACTGACCTATTCCTGTTATTGGTCCAACTGCTGTAGTTCCAACACCAACACTCAGAATCTTCATATATTCATCATTAATTTTTATTAAATCTGTCGGAGTTATTGAAGAAATTCCACTTAAACTGAAAAATGTGGATGTGGTTCCAATCTGACCCCCAGGATTTCCTGATAGTGTATATGCAATTGGAGTAAACTTCAGTGGGTATTGTGCTATATTATCTAATGTTATTAGTGTTTTTTCATTACCTAATAACATTGATAATTCATGAGCATTTCCTTCACCAGATGATCCGAAGGATACATTTACACCCGCTTCCGCATTTGCTCTAGTTGTGGCAAGTTTAAATTCGTCATCATTTTCTCTAATTGCATATACAACCGATGGTAGAGGTGTTCCAGTACCATATGTCATTGCAGTTGATCCAACCCCAACAAACGTTGATTGTGGAGTATATGAAAGAGCTTCACCAGTTCTGAAGAAGTGATTGTCAATTGTAAATACGCCAGTACTAAGATTTAATTGTAAAGAGTTGGTTGGATTGAAAGTTTTTCCAAAAATTGGAATTCCGTTAGATTGTGCTATAAAATTAGTTTTATCAATTCTATTTCCATTTAGAGCATTATAGAATTCAACATTTAAAGATTGTGTTATATCACCATATTGATGAATAGGTGGAGTATTACTTGAATCTAAGTCTGTATAAAGTATTTCATTAAGAGAAGACACTTGCAAAGATGATGTCATTGAAGCATCTGGATAGAATTTCAGTATGAAGTTTTCTCCAGAATATTCCACACCAAATGTTCCCATCCCACTCTGTGCATCAGTTACTCCTATTCCTCCAGCAGAAAGGAAAGATGACTGCTGAACATAATTATCAAGGGCATTATCTTGTAAAGCTAATACATTATGAACTGCTTTTGTAGATCCCATACTCACTTCAACCAAAGATTTGACTGAGTTGAATAGGTTTCTATCAAAACTTATGACTGTTGTTGCGGCAGCAGAAACTGTAGTTTCATATGCGGATTTAATTATTGCACTTCTTTCAGATCCCTCTGGTTGAGATGGTAAAATAAATCTATGTGTTCCTACTCCCACTGAGGTAGTTCCAAACCCAACGATTTTGGATCTCAGTTGAACATCATTTGCAGTATCATTAGTATAACTTAGATTTAAAACACCAGAACTAATATCAGCACCAAAAGAACCGATAAAATTGAAAGATGAAGAATTCTCATTAGTGTCAAAATAATACTCGGATAAGAACGTATCTGTACCATCATGAGTAATATATAATTCTACAAAATTGAGTTCGTTTGTATTGGATTGAATAATTTGTGTATTGACATGCAATGAAGTAAATTTATCAGTAGCAACTCCAATAATAGAACTGGTTATTCCAGAACCACCAGAAGTCACGACTCCACTAAAACCGGTTAGATTTATAAATCCAATGGATGTAGTTCCAACACCAGAAATTGAAGATCCGAAAGTATTTTTAATAAATTTAAAATCATAATCAATATTATCTGGATCATTAGGTGTAAATTTGAATATATTTTCATCTGTTACAGAAAAACTTCCATAATCTTCACCCACTACAGAAGTTAAAGCTGATCCAATATTAGCAATATTTCCTTTTTCTAATAAGAAATTGCCTCCACTGTTATCACTGATAATGGTAAATTCTGCTAATTGAACTTGAGTATTATTAGTATTAGTTACTCTAACCAAAACATCATCAAAAGAATCTGAATTATTAAAGGTAAAAAGATTTTTACTATCACTATCTGTAAAATTATTTAAATTTGAAAATGTATTACTAATATCATCAATTTTTAAAACTATATTACTTTTTGATAAAGTAAAATCAGTTAATTTTTTATTTTGTAATTTTAGGAACTTGGATTGAGAACCAATAACATCAATGTCGAGAACATTATCAAAATTATAAATGGTGTCTACTCTAAGTTCTTCTAAAAGATCACGTATTACGGTAAATGCTGTTGTGCTGCCAATACCAACATTTGCAGTCGAAGATATTCCAAGATCTCCAAAATTCTTAAGACCACTAGTATGGACAAGACTATTGACAGGGGTTCTAAATTCTCTCCACTCAATAGGACTCTTAACTGTATATGAAAGATTTTGATAATAATCGTTATCAGGAATTACCTGATCATCTGAACTTAGTTTGCCAATGTTATTATCCCATCCTATTCTTTTTTTATTAGAAAAACTAACTTCAAATCTGCCATTATTTCTAACAATATGATCTATAGTAGCAATATTTGAACTTACTTGTCCTGTAAGAATATCGCCAACAACTATATCTTCATTATCATCTCCAGAAATTTTTATAGATCCTGGATTAAGTCCAGAAACTATTAAGTTAGAATTTTCTCCATTAATAGATAATTTTTCTCCTAAAGTAAATTCGGATATTTCTTGAATAATGTCAAAAGTTGGATAATCAGATTTTTTAATTATATTTCCAAGAGAATCTTGAATTGTCTTGGCAGTTCCTGTGTTAGTTGTAAATTCACTCAGATCAATTGTAACCTCATCTTGAGTGATACCTCCAACAAATTTAGAGTTTTTATATTCACTGACAGTAAAGAATTTATATCCATAGTCTTCAGAGTTAAATCCAGAACCTGCAGCACCAACTTTTTGAATTCCCTCAATAAAAACTTTTTCTCCAACACTAAATGAACTAGTGCTAAATCCGAGAGCCGGTGTTGTTATTCTGCAAACAAATCTAGTATCTGTTTCTTGAATAACTCTTTGAACACTAATTCCATTTGTGTTCTCTACAGTAAATAATTCTGCCGATTTATCAGGAAGACCTTTAGGTGACTGAAGAACATCTACTGAATTAATAGAGTTTCCGACAACACTTGCTGCTAAAATTCCCCTATCAATTGACTGCCCAGTACCAGTGTCTACTACCACTATTCTTGGGGGTTCCGTATAATTTTTTCCTCCATCAATAACTGTAACTATTCCAATAGTGTTGGAATTTTTAATCGTAATTATTGCTGGTATATTTGCTTTTGGTTGTAAAGTTCTATCAGAAGAATATTCAAATCCTTCATTAATTATTCTCACATTTTTTGTATTACCAACAGATTTGGAAGATGCAATCAAATTGGCATCTTTTGCTGTGGTATTTGAAGAACCAACATAATTTGGTAATTTTTTATATCCAGACCCTCCAGAAATAATATTAATTTTTTCAATTGGTCCATCTGCATTTAATGAAGTTGTAGAATATTCTAAAGTAGAACATTCGGATGATTCATAAGATAATTTTTCTGGAATTTTATTAAGTGCAACATTAAATGTTGTTTCTCCAATTCCTGAAATAGGATATGTAGAATTGTAGGAACTTTTGATATATGCTATTTCAGAATAATTATTAACCTCGGCATCTGCGGTACTAATATATCCAGATTTTTCTAAGTTATAATATAGTTTTTCTGGTAAGGTATTGGTAGAATTGTCAGTGTTATAATTAAGAGTTAACTTAGCATTAGCACTAACACCAACAGTTCCTACACCTGCAATAGTTATTCCACTAGTTGAACCGGTAGAAACAAATTCATTATTAAATTGATTATCGCAATAAATTTTTAATAGGTATCCATCTAAAGTGGAATCTGACAGATCAAAAACTAAACTATTATTTTTGACTACTTCAATTTTTGGATTTATTGGAGAAATTGTTTGTGTTCCGCCGCCAGTGTTTGCAATACTCACTACAGTAGGAGGATTTAATGTGGAGTTAATATATGTCTCAGAAAGTTGAATAATATCATCATTTATTCTATAGACATAGTAAGATCCGGTAGATAGTCCGGAAGCAGGTAAAGATGCAGCATAACTTACTTTTTGACCTGTTTCTAATTTGTGAGAATTGATTGTAATCTGATTAGTTGCGGAGTCAATATTCGAAGGATCAATGGTAATTGGATTTACAATAAGACTATCAGTAAGAGTGTCTCTCTTTACAATTACTGATGTATCCGTTCCTATTCCTCCAAAAATTTTAGGTTGAACATTTAAAGTAATTTTATCTCCAGAGGACAATTTATGATAAGTTTGTCCGGGATCTGCGGTATTCAGACCAACAGTTGAAATTGAAACAACTGAGTTAATTCTTTGAACTTTTGATTTCTTTTGCAGATTAATAGTTTCAAATAAATATTCATCACTATCAGTTCCGTTATTGCGGAAAAATACCTCCTTAAACTCAGTTCCAATTCCTGTTTTAATACCAATCGAATTTATTGTTTTTCTTACAACATATACTGTGGTAGTAACTCCTGATATTGGTAAGTTGTATGGAGTGCTTGAAGATGTGTTGGAAATTGAAATTGCACCACCAGATGGAACAATCAAATTAACCGGTTGATTGGTAATAAATGGATGATTTTCAATATAAATTCTTTGTGTTAGAACATCTCTAGTGATAGAAGAATCTCCAAATTCAAAAGTCATTGAACTTGATATTCCAACAGTAATACCAACACCTACAGATTCTTTAGGGTTAAAGTATGCTTTATCATTTACTAAAGACTCAAAATAATTTACATTCTTTGATATTGTAAAGAAATCTGGAATATATTCAATTTTTGTAGTGGCAGTATGGGAAGTTCCAACTAAACCTCTCTTAACTCTGAGAATATTAAGATTAGGAAATATATTTAATACTTGTAAAGTTTCGGATCCAATTCCAACACTGCTGCCAATAGAAACGGAATTTGGAATTTGAGATACGTATATCTCTGTAGTTGCTGCTCCAGGAGATGCATCGGACCCAACTATTGGCGAAGAAAGATTGGAATAGAAAGAACTAATTCCAATTTGAAAATTATTATTTAATTGAGATAACTCACTACTAAATCCAGAAATAGTTACATATTCTTTATCTCTAAGATTGTGTTGAGGTAAAATTGAAACTTTTACTCCATTTTCTCCATCCCAAGTAAAGATAGCATTATCATAAGTTTCTACAGAAGTTTGTATATCATATACATTTTTTCCTAATATTGAAGTTATTTTTGCAATAACTCCATCACCATTAGTTCCAGTGCTATCAAAATTTAAGGAATCATTTACTTTATACCCGATACCTGAATTTAAAATATTAATTTTTTCTATTGGTCCCTCTGTAATAGACTCAATAACTGATTTTTGTCTTGAAATTTCATTAGTTTCAATCAAAAAATTATTATCTACAAACGGATCAGACACTCTATATGGGAAAGTATTTCTGAGTAAATTGGAATTTTGAAAATTAAATTTTTGATTTAACAGTTTATTTTCATCTAAAGTATTTGTTCTATATTTGTCTCCAATAAAATATGGGAATTGTGGTTTTCCATTATTATCAATGGTAGCAAAATATGCATAAACACCATTAGGAAAATCTACTGTTTTTGTAAATCTGCCATTATACCTGTCCAGATTTCCAGAATTTGTATACTCATAATCTTCAATGAAAAATCCATCGTCAAATCCGGAAGGTCTATCAATAATTCTAGAAGAATTTTTAATATATCCCGATTCTAAACGTATTGGACCAGAACTTGTATCTAATACATCAGAGTTTGCAAATGGTCCATATATTGGATTTCCATCATATGCCCAACCAATTATCCCAGAAACTTTACTCTGAACATCTTTAAATGTAGATCTCAATTCAGTGTAATATCCAGAAATAGAATATTGTAATTTATTTTTAGTTTCTTTTAATATTTCATTTCCATACTTATTAACATTATTAACACTCAACGATCTAACTTCAGTATCAAAAATAACACCAGACCCACTAGGAATGACTCTAATGGAAGTGGAGGTGCTAGAATATCCTATACCAGTATTAATAATTTTGACATCTGTTATTTTTCCGGATGTTGATATGACTGGTCTTAATGAAGCACCAGATCCAGATCCACTAGAATCTATAACCTCTAAGTCAGGAACAGAAAAATATTCTGATCCCCCAAACTGAATATTTACAGCATTGACAATTCCCCCAACTATGATAGGTTTTAACTGTGCGTTCTTTCCACTTTTTAAAGTAATTAAAGGTTTCTTTTCAAAATTAATAGCACTTGATCCATATCCAGTTCCTGACTCATAGACATACGCATCAATAATGCTACCCCTTACTAAAGGAGTTACTGATAATGTTCTATTAGATACAGTTGTTCCGACACCTACAGATGTGAATTCAATAGAAACAGAAATATCAGGATAAGCAAAATTTTGATATCCAACTCCTGTTGAAGATAATTTGACAAAATTGTTTCTTTCATAATTTAGTGGAGACGTTCCACCAACTCCAGCATTAGCGACTTTAAATGAATCATTATCAATTTTTATAATTTGATAATGAACTGATGTCGTTGTTATTCCTGTTGAAGTTGTTAAACCGGTAATTGATGTTCCATCAGTGGAATAAAGAATTAAATCTCCATCAGCAAATCCATGATTTTTAAAACTAATTAAACCATTTGATGTAGTTATTCCTGTTGGAGAAACTATTAGTTTTCTATTAGTATATCCACTTCCACCATTAATTACGTCAACAGAAGAAATTGTTTTAGTTTTTTCCTTTGTCTTAAATTTATGAATACCAGTGGTATAAAGAGTGCTAAGACCTACAATGTTATTATTTGAAGAGTAATCATCATATGATTCAAATAATTGAACTGTGGTGTTATTATCAACTTTTATAAAATAAGAACCATCGCTAACTAAAGATGAAGTTCCTATTCCAACTCCAATTCCGGTATTTTTGTTAGAATCGTAAATTACTTCTTGACCATCTGAAAAATTATGGTCTGTTAAGAAAGTTATTTGATTTGTATTATTGTCTATTCCACCACCTGATGATATTAATTGCCCATCAAAATTTACTTCTCTAACTCTTTTACCAACTATTGCCTTAAGATCAGCTCCAGTACCATTTCCGCCGATTACTTCAATTGAGGTGACATTATCAATATCAAAATTTTGAATATCAACATCGACCCTTTCAATAGACCCCTGAATTACTGGACGGCATAATGCAGTTGTCCCCAAACCAGCAGAAACTAATAATTGCGGCAAATTAATCACATCATA